GGGAACCTCAAGAAGAGCTAGGCAAGTGTTTAACGATTCTTTTGCACCCACAGAATGGTCATTCAGTACTTATATTAGACCTTTTGCAGCATCAACAGGTGGATCGAAAGGAACTTTAGGTAGAACTAATAGTGAAGTAACCGATGTCACCATGCATGCTGTAGAAGAAGCTCTTTGGGACGCATTTGTAGACTCTACTAATAACGGTGGAGGAACCATCTCAGATGTTACTGATATGGACGTAGATTTTACTAAATCTAATAAAACCATTATAGGTACATTTGATCTTTACTTTGTTCTAGACTGGAAAGCGTCTGGTACAACTCAGAAAGTGTATAAAATAGCTGAAGCTTGTATAAATGAAGCCTCTATTGATTTCGATATTGATGGAATAGCTCAAATTAACTGGTCTGGAATGGGTGGACAGCTTACAGATGAAGTATCTGCAGCTCCGTACAATGCAGCTTATGACTCAGCCTCAGATCTAGTATACGAAGGGGTTCTCGGCACTAATAACTATATCAGAAATAAACTTACTACTTTAGCCCTTACAGGACTTAATAGTAACCCTTCTCTGGATAGTTATAACGTTGTATTAACAGGTGGGAACATTACTCTATCTAATAATATTACTTATCTAACGCCTGAAACTATAGGGAGCGTTAATCAACCTCTTGGACATGTTACTGGAACTAGGACTGTAGGTGGAAATTTCACAGCATATCTGGATGACGAAGCATTATCTACAGCAGAATTATTCACCGATATAGCAGAAACTCTTACTACTATTACAACGGAGTTCAACGCGGTCTTTTCTATTGGTGGGTCAGCCTCTCCTAAAGTAGAAATAGCTTTGGCGAAGTGTCATCTTGAGATACCTACTTTCTCTATTGAAGACGTAATATCTGTAGATGTCAATTTTCATGGACTGCCTTCAGCAATTGAAGGGACAGATGAAGCAACCATTAAGTATTTTGGAGTTGCTGTAGTATAATAAATGTGCCCCCTAACGGGGGCTATTTTTAAATTTTAAAATAAAGTAAAAGGAATATATAATGTCAGAACAAAGCAATGCATCGGTAGAATCAGTCAGTTTAAAAGATCTTATGGTTCCCGAAAAAGTAGTGGATATAGAGTTCCCAGGACTAGATGGTTTTATACTAAAAATAAGCCACTTAGGTAGAGCAATGGGTGCAAAACTTAGTAAAAAATCTACTAAGAAAACTTGGGTTAATCACCAGCCCGTAGAAGAGTTTGACTCTGAAAAATTCATTCCAGAATTTTGCAAAAGTGTAATAAAAGGTTGGACAGGTCTTAAATATAAATATCTAGAAGAACTATTACTTGTAGACATAGGGGATAAAGATCCCGAATCAGAACTATTATATAGCCTAGAAAATGCGGTAATGTTACTAGAAAATTCTGTTGGTTTTGATGAATGGATTACTGAGGTTAGTAAAGACCTATCAAATTTTACCAAAGACAAGTAATCGAGGTAGTTAGGTTACTTGAAAAAAGGGCTAAACAAACTTCCCAGATATCTTACGATACTTATATAAAAATACAAGAAGAGCTTGGGAAACCTATAGACCCTAAGAAAAAGCCACTAACCGAGGAAGATTTCCCTTTTGAAGTTCAGATGGCTTTTTTACTATATAGCCTTCTATCTAATATATGGGATGGAACTTCAGGAACTTATATGGGAAAAGACTGGGGTACTATGTCGATGTTGTTTGACATGTACGAAGTAGACGATAGATTAGAAGTTTTTTACTTCATGAAAATGAACGAAGTATTTATGATAGACTCAATTAACGAAAAGGCTGCGGCGGATCGCAAGAGAGAAGAGAGAAAAAATAAAAACTCTCGACCTTCTGGAAAGTAGATAAATATGGCTTCGACTATAAAAGTAGGTGTTAAGGTAGATGACAATGGTACTCTTAAGAAAGTAAATAAAGAGGCTAAAGGTGCTTCTACTTCTATGCATAATCTTGATAGAAGAACTAAAGGTGCTGCTAAAGCCTCTTCCGGCGCAGGCAAAAATTTCTCAAAAATGTCCCAAGGCATGGGCGGGCTAGTAGGTGCTTACGCAACTTTAGCCGCAACTATGTTCGCTTTAAGTGCTGCATATCAATTTTTAAAAGGCGCTGCTGATTTAGGAGTAATGAAAGAGGGGCAAATAGCCTTTACAGCTACTACAGGTGTAGCCATGAAAACCCTAACCTCAGATATTAGAGAAGCTGCAAAAGGGATGCTTACCTTTTCGGATGCAGCTTCGGCAGCCTCAATCGGAATCTCTTCTGGATTAGGGGGAGAGCAAATTATAGCCCTGGCTGAAGGTGCGGCTAATGCTTCTAAAATACTTGGGAGAGACGTAACAGACTCGTTTAATCGACTAGTAAGAGGTGTTACAAAAGCAGAACCAGAATTATTAGACGAGCTAGGTATAACACTGAGATTAGCCGATGCTGCGGAAAGTTATGGCGCCTCTATAGGAAAGACTGGAGATGAACTTACTAAGTACCAAAAGAAACAAGCAGTTTTTGTTGATGTTAATACTCAATTAGAAAATAAGTTCAATAAAATAAATGATATATTATCCCCTAAAAATAACCCCTTTACAGAACTGGGGGTATCTTTTGACAATCTTATGAATAAGATTAAGCTCCTTGTCTCTATATTTGCAGAACCAATTGCTAAGGCATTTGCCGAAAATATTTGGGCTTTAGCGGCCGCCTTTACTTTAGCAGGAACTGCTATGGCTAGTAAGATGATGCCTGGTCTTACTAACTGGGCAAAAACAGCAGCAGATGCATCTAAAACTGCTGCCAATAATGTAGTAAGGGCTAATGAAGAAATGCTTGCCGCTGATATGAATAGAACAAAACACGTAGTTAGTAATGCAAAAAGAGAAGCCTCAGAACTCACAAAAACTATGAGAGCTAGAAAAAAAGGTAGTGGGATGGCTGTTTTGGCGGAAGGGGGAGATCCCAATAAACGCCAGTTAACTGGAATGATTACGGCAGCCAAAAACGAAACAGGCGAATTTAAGAATATGAACGACGGTGTTAGAAAAAATTACATAAACAATTTAAGAATTATGAAAAACGGTAATGCCGATTTCCAAGGCCATATAACAAAAATGTGGGCTCATGTTAAGACTGTAAGCGTTGGAACCATGAAAGTTATGGGATTTCGAATGGTACAAATGTGGAGAATGGGAATTCAAGGTGCCATAGCTTTTGGAAATGCTGTATTAAAAGCTTTTAAGTGGCTTCAAATAATCACTATTGTCTATGGGCTACTAAAAGAAGCTGGCAAAGCTCTGGGCTTTATAAAAGGAGTTTCAGAAGAGCAACAAAAAGCCGAAGCTGCTACCGAATCTCTATTAAATAAAACCAAGTCATTAGTGGACGAATATGAAAAGTTTGCAGAAGTTCAGATTGAACTATTTAAAAAAATGGGCCTTGGAGTAAATCAATTTATAGCCTTAGGTAACATGCTCACTTCATTGGGAGGCGATTATAAAGGGCTAGCAGATATTATTAGTAAGTCTACAGAGGCATCAGAAGACTTTGTGGAGTCTTTTGCTTTTTTTTCGGGATGGGAGCAGTCACTGATTGTAGGCATAAGAAATTCGAATATACTCTATAATATATACGCAGGGATTTCTAACCTTTGGTCGGGTGCCGGTGCTGCTCATAAAGATTTAACAAAAGCTCAAGAAAACATTTTGGGGCTTAATAAAAGAATATTAGATGGTATAAAAGCACTTGGGATGGAAGAAAATAAACATGCAAAAACGATTGTGCGGCTGAATGAAAAAAGAAAACGTTCTGGAGCCCTGAGTAAAGAGGATAGCGAAAATTACGAGATCGCAAGACAAAGTTTGATTTCTTTCGGGGGTGAAATGGCGGAGTTAAAAAGAAGTATAGAATCAAATAATATAGCCTATAGCAAGCACATATCTTCTATAAAAACATATACTACTTCTGTTACTAGCTTAACTAGTGATCTAAAAGATCAATTAGTTCAAGAAATACTGCTTAACAAAGAAGGAGGAAAAAATTCAAAAAGAATGTCGGAGCTAAAAGAAAGGATTAAAGTACTGAGTAAAATACATACTTTGGAAATAGGTTTTGCGAACCAATCACTGCGACAGAAAAGGAATTTTATAAAAGTATCGCAAGGTGCTTCTAAGTTTACGCTAAAAGACTTACAGACTACGAAGAAGATATTTGAACTAGAAACTAATATAAAAAAGAAGATCGAAGAAATAGCTTTTGTCAATGACGACTTAGCTTCCAGCGACCAAGGGAGAGTTGATCAATTAGCTATAGAACTAGAAACAATGGAAGCTCAGAAGAAAAACTTAGAAGAGCAAGTTAAGCTTGTATATAAATTGTCTCAAGCATTAAAAGATACCTTAGAGCTTTCTCTATCAAAGGGAATTGCCTCGTTAATAAAAGGTACCGAAACCAGTTTTAAAAAGTTTTTGAGTGACATAGCTCTGGATGGGCTTAATGCTGTAGCAGATGTACTAGCTAAGGAACTAACAACAAATATCTCTAATATTGCGCTTAAAGCCTTTGGTAAAGAAACTAAGAAGGAAGAGCTTGAAAGACTTAACAAGGAAGCAGCGCTTAAAATTAAAGAAGCTAATGACGCTGCTGCAAAGAAACTTTCGGAAGCCATCAACACATCAGCTGAGACTATGGCGACTAAAATAACGAACGCTTTGGAAGTCGGGGGAGACTCCTTAAAGGAAAAAATAGTGCAGGGTCTAAACTCTCCCACTACTATAGCAGGAACTAAATCAACGGATGCTGAAAAGGCTGCCTTTGCTGATCTAGCTGGAGAAGAAGCAATTTGGGCAGGGGGTGGTACACAAAAGGATATTGATGAATTTAGAGCGGAATCTAAACCTGCTATTAATCCACTATCTGCTAATATGCAGAGGAGAAAGGACATCCAAGATAGAGCAGCTAAAGCCTTCCTTGAGATGAAAGAGGCCGGCCCTGCTGCTTCTGCTGCTGCTCCTGCTGCTCCTGCTGCTTCTGCTGCTCCTGCTGCTTCTGTGCAGAAACAACTTAATGACGCAGTAGTCAATATATCCAAGATGGTCACTGATAACGGTTCTGTTCTTGCTGCAGTTATCCAAGAGGTTTCTACTAATATTGGAGCCGTCATAGTTAATAATGATGCTGCTGGTGTAGGAGAAGAGGTAGTGGCAAAGAAAGAGGGATTTTGGTCTAATTTATGGGGCAAAAAATCTAGTCAAAAAGGGTACTCCGTAGAAGAAAATGAAGAGGGTATGGAAGAAGTAGTAGTACAGGGATCAAAAGGTTCTGGTATTGTAGGGCTTGGTAGTGATTTCATAACCGATCTAAGTGCAGTTTTTGATAGTCAGGCAGAAGGTGGTTTTCTAAGTAAAATGGGCACTCTATTTACGGGCTTAGGTTCAAACCTTAGCAGTATATTTGGAGACTTATTAGGTAGTTTAGGGGGTGTCTTCTCTAAATTATTAGGTGGTTTAGGTGGGGGAGGAGCCGGCGGAATAGGGGGATTCTTCGCTAGCTTATTAGGAGGAGGAGCAGCAAAAGGAGCTATGGCTCCTGGAGGTTTTGAAGCTTTCGCTAAGGGAGGGGTAGTTAGTAGACCTACTGTAGGTTTGATAGGCGAAGGTAGAATGAACGAAGCAGTAGTCCCACTCCCCGATGGTAAATCTATACCTATCAGCGGAAATATGGGCGGAAGTACTCAAAACAATAATAATAATATAACTGTTAATGTAGATGCTCAGGGTGGTACTTCTGTAACAGGGGATTCGGGACAAGATAATATGAATCAACTAGGAAAGATGCTAGGCGTTGCTGTCAGAGAAACCTTAGCCAATGAAATGAGACCTGGAGGGCTACTTAGTAGATAATTATGGCACTAGGATTTAATGATGGAGTAACCCAACACATTCCAGATAGAGGAATGTCTTTCTCCTCTACACCTAAAATTAAGGAGAGCCCTTTTGGTGATGGATATACACAAAGACTTCCTGATGGGATAAATACTATAAAGAAAAACTTTTCTATAATTTATAAGGATAGATTAAAAGCAGATATAGATGATATGGTAACCTTTTTAGACTCTACTGGAGGAGCTACTGCATTTAATTTTACCTACGCGAACGATAATGCAGGTGGTCAGGAATCAACAATAAAGGTAATAGCTAAAACATGGAATAAGAATTTTAGCTATGATAATTACTTTACACTTTCAATAACATTAGAAGAGGTTTTTGAGCCATAATGAGCACAGACTTAATTGTAACGGACTTACAAAAATTAGCTCCAGGTTCCGGGCTTATAACTCTATATGAGATGCAAATCTCTGATACACCTAATACCTTTATATACCTATCTAATGGATATGACAGTGATAGCAATAAAATTCAGTTTAGAGATAAAGAATCTCCATTTACTATTAGAACATATGATGTAATTCCAGCTATGATGGATAGTGTGGAAAAAAATACAGATGGTCCCTTACCAAGACCTACATTCACTATAGCTAATGTACTTAGGACTACTACAGGTTCCTCCTTATCTGGGGCTATGCAAGTTGGAAACGCTGGATCACCTTTACCCTTTGATAAACTTGTAGGCATGAAAGTTATAAGAAGAGTAACATTAGAAAAGTATTTGGTTGGAGGTACAGCAGATCCAGGAGCTGTAGAGCCTATAGAATATCCACAAGAAATATATTATATTGATAGAGTTTCGGAGCAAACTAATAAAGCTATAACATTTGAACTAGTTTCTCCTTTTGATTTGCAAGGTGTAACTTTACCTAGAAGAAATGTTATTAGTACTGGATGTAGTTGGGATTATCAAGGGGCCGGAAACCACCGATTTGAGTATGAAAAGAAAGGCGGCTGTACGTGGAATCAAGAAAGTAAAGTTAGCTTAGACGGCACTGAATACACATTATATGTAAACAAAGATGAGGAGCTAATATTAAACTTAGTAGCTAGTAATTTTACTACTTGGGTAGGCTCTGCAAATAAGGATGACTATATAAAAACCATAGGAAATACGACTAATAAAGTGGAAAGCGATGGCAGCTTAACTCCAACAGCTGTTACTGATTATTGGCAATGTACTAATGATTCTACTACTTCTGCTCCCGCTGATGGTTCAGTTAACTGGAGAAGAATAAGAATACATTCGACTTATTCTAGTGCTTCGGAGTACTCTGCATATATAGATACTCAATATAATGATTATGTAACATTTGCACAATCTGAGATAGTAAAAGGGGCATCAGTCTCTGTAACTAGATTATGGAAAACATCTTACAGAACTCAAACCGCAAACAATCATGTGGGCGATCCTGAGCTTAATAGATATTGGTCTAGGGCTGATATATGTAACAAAAGACTAGGTTCTTGTGCAATAAGATTTGGTACTTTAGTAGGTGCAACAGGGTCTAATTTCGCTACAGATCCAGCTACCCCTGGAAACTATCCAAAAGTAGCTAGAAATGATGATGTAGTATTACCTTTTGGTGGATTCCCTACATCTAGGAGTTTCGGATGAAGAAGATTATATATGATTATTGTACTAGCAAACTGCCTGAAGAGGCTTGCGGGGTTATAATAATAGATGAAGGCACGAAAAAATTTATTCCAATTGATAATGTTGCAGAAGATAAGGTAAGAACATTTGAACTAGACCCTAAATCTTGGATAACTTTGCTGTTGTCGGGTGTGAAGATCGAAGCTATAGTACATAGCCATCCAGAAGAAACAGGTTTAAGTGATATAGATATAAAAGCAGCTCAATTTTTAGCTATACCATATATGGTAGTGCAGTTACCCTCGGGAAAGGAAACATGGACAAACAAATAGAATTATTGGGTGTTTTGGGGGAAAAATTTGGGTCTAAATATGTTTGCTCAGAAAAAGCTTCTATTAAAGATACTATGAAGCTTATAGAGTGCCAAAACCCTGAATTTAAAGCCTTCTTAATCGAGGCATTAGAACTAGGATTTGATTTAGCTATAGTTAATGGCGATCATATAATAACAGACTACGAGGAGATATTTCTAAATAAGAAATATGATGGCACTACCTATATGGCGCTGGTACCCACAGGCTCAGGAGGGTTTGGAAAGATATTAGCTGCTATAGCTATTATCGCTTTTGCTATTTACATGCCGGTGATATTTGCTTATGAGGCTGCTGGCATTGGCGCCGCCACCATATCAGTCGTTCCTGGTTGGGCAGCTGCAGGTGGCGCTTTTCAAATGGCCCTTTTTTCCTTAGGAGCTAATTTACTTATAGGAGGTATTACTGAACTTCTCACTAAAGCGCCTAAAAAAGATAGAGAGGAAGAAGCCGGCACAATATTTAATGGGCCCGCTAACTCTATAAAAACTGGCCAGCCTATTCCAATATTATATGGAAAGCTTTTAATAGGAGGAACAGCTATAAGCATTAATTATCAAAGCTCTCATACAGCGTTAGGTAACGGTGGGGTAAACCCTGGTATAGGCACTACTTACGATGGCTCTTACAATGGAATGGGTGCAGAAAGCTGGACCCAAGGGATATACTAGGCAAAATAATATGGCAATAATTAAAACAGTTAGTCCCTTTAGTAAAGAGCAGGTAGGAACTATTGTAGATATACTTTCAGAAGGAGAGATAAAAGGTCTGGTAAATGGAGATGCATCTATTTACTTAGATGGAACACCTCTAGTAGATGAATCAGTATACGAAGGGATAAAAGGTGCAAATGCCACTGGAAGTATTAGTGCTTCTAGTTCTACTTTAACTGCTCCTTCTGGCACCTTTACTTCGAGCATGATAGGGAGAAGTATTCGTATAATAGGGGCAGGTCATTCGACCGTAACCTCAGCAACCACTACAGCCAATGGAACAACTGTTACTGGAACAGGGTTTAGTTCTGGCATGCAATATACCGGCCCACGTTCAGGTTTGTTATCCATACCAGGTGCTGGAATAAATGGTTCTGAACATAGGGCATATGTTTCCGAATTTGTAAGTACTTCCGAAGTTAAGGTTACAAACCCTACTCCCACAGCAGTATCCGGAACTGGTACAATAAGGTTCGATTTATCTACTACAATTACGGGATTTACTAGTTCATCTCAGGTTACTTTAGGTGACACTGCTGAATTATCGGTATCGGGTGTCCCAATTATAATATACCCCAAAACCCAGACATATACTACCTCCGAAGACTATAATTTT